TCCATCGACTTCTGCACGTTCTGGAGCATTCCGGCCATCTGCTGCATCTCTTGGTTCATGGCCTCCATCTGCTGCTTGGCCGCAGCCAGCGCCGGATTGTCCTCGTCATCGCCGATGATCGCCGGGTCAATGACCTTGGCAAACCGCTGAGACATCTCTTGAGCGCCCGGCCAGTCCATGTTCTTGACGAACAGGTCGCCGGCCACGCGCCAGAGGTCTGGGTTGCCTTGCAGCAGTTGGGCCATCGCCTCCAGCGACTCTTGACGCTTGGTGGCAAAGCCTGGCCCGGTGATGACCATCACGTCGTACTTGCCGACGCCGGGGTTGTAAATTTTGTCCACCACGATGCCCTGCTCGTTGCGGATTTTCTTGACCGGCTCGGGCTGCATCGGGTTGATCTTGATCATCTTGGACTCGCCGTCCTCGCCGACGATCCGGGCGATGCGCTGCGTGTCGTAGATTTTCGGGATCAGGTCGATCAACTGACGGCCGATGTAGCGAATAAACCGGGCGTAGTTGTCAACGTAGTGGTAGGTGCCGGTGTCCGACTCCTTCTGCCGGGCTAGGATGGCCCTGCCCGACCGCTCGTTGGACGTTTGGCCCAGCGATGCGTTGTACTGCCCAGTGACCGACTTGATGTCGTCAGCAGCGCCCATTTTGGCTTGTATGAGCCCGGTCTGGGGCAGGGGCGGGGCTGCCCGCTGGGGCAACGGCAAAACGGCTCCTGCGCCGTCTGTAACGTCTGGGTTGACCTCAAGGTAGGGCCAGTTCTGGGTGTTTGCAGTCTTCCACTGCATCTCGTAACCCTCGAACTGCCCGCCGTAGCCGATGAACGGCGCCTTGGGGGCCAGCGCCAGCATCTCGGCCTCTTGGCTGGTCCAGTAGTTGTACATGCGCTGCGCGTCTTTGGCATTACGCACGAGACCGCTGACGTACAGCCGGCCCTCAACCTCAAACTCGTTGCCCACGCAGCGGATCACCGGGATGTGCGAGCCGGCCCAGTCGGACCGCTCCAGCACCTCGTAGCCGTTGATCTTGAGCCACTTGACCTTCTTGCGGTCAGACGGGCGCGAGCGCAGGGGCTTGCCAAACTGCGCCCGCATCATCTTGTCCTCGGGCGTGCCGCTGAACGCCGTGGCGTTGCCGGGGTACAGGTTGAGCGTTTCTTTGGTGTTTTCGATGTAGAAATACTCGGCGATACGCACCGTGTTTTCGTTCATCCACTGGCTAAAGCCCTGATCGCCCACGCCCAGCGTTTGCAGCGTGGTGATGGGCGCAGCGTCCGGGTACTGGCGCTCGTACTCGTCCTTGGGGATGTCCTCGGTGATGAAGCACCAGCGGGCGTCTGAGCCGCACGGGTCTTGAATCAGCGGGTCCATGTAGACGCTGAAACTGTTGCGGATGCGCCCGATCTTGATGTCCTGATCGAACGTGTTGTCGTCGCAGTACTCGGTCAGGATGCGAGCGTAGCCTTCGCCGTAAGACACCTGGTTCTCGCAGGCCGTATCGTAGGCCACGTCGGCGTCCGAGATGTACTCGATGTGCCGGATCATGCCGTTAAAGATTTCGGCCACCTCGACGTCAGCGCCGTCGTCTGCCGGGATGACCTTGGGCTGCGGCCTGTTCTGCCGCTGCTCGTTGGTGACCTGATGGACGTGCTGCGGCAGCTTGTTGATTGTCAGGCACGGCCTAGCGTTAATCGTCTGGCCCTGCACCGCGCCGCGAGTGGCGAGCACGTCAGCCGGCCACTGCCAGTGGTTGTCGGGCGAGCCGGCGTAGAACCGCAGGTCGTCCAGCTCGTCCTCACGCGACTCAGACAGCGCAGAAATCGCCATGTCGAGGCGACTGCGGGCCGTCGAGAGCACCTCAGAGTCGCTCTTGTCCTTGGCCGAGCCGCCCTCGCTGACCGCTCCAGCAGCGGCGATTCCTGTGTAGTCTTGAGGCATGATTACTTGATCTTGCTCAGAACCTTAGTGACCGTGGCCTTGACGTTGTTGCCCGACGGGATGCTGCCGTGACAGCCCATGCCCGGCATTTTGGAGTACGTCTCCTTGTTGCGGTCAGGCATCCCGCCGCCGGACATCTTCGGCTCACGGCTGTTGAGTTTGCTGATGGGTGCGAGGGTCTTGTTCATTTCTTGCCTTTCGAGGGGGTTTTGGCTGCGGCGCGTTTAACAGCATATGCAATCGCCACACTTTGTTTCACGGGCTTGCCGCTCTTGACTTCCGCAGCTACGTTCTTGCGAAAGGCTTCTTTACTAGCAGATTTAACGAGCGGCATTACTTACCCTTCTTGGCCGTTTTGGCCGACTGTTTGAACGCCTTGTTGGTTGGCGCGCCGGGCGAGCCAGGCTTCCTCATTTTTTCGCCAGAGCCTTCTTTGATGCGCTCGCGCTTGGCGTTGATATTTGCGTAAAGACCGGGTTTAGTAGCCATGATCAGCACTTCCATCGTTTGAGTGATGCCTTAGCCCGCTCTGCTGGACCTTTGGCGTTTTTAACCACCCCTTCCATGCGGGCGCAGAACGAATCTTTACGGCCTTGGTCGGCCTTAGTTTTGGGGTTGGGTGCTGGCGCCTTGAGCTTGGAGCCGGTGGCTGCGTTGTACTTCTCGCGGCCCTTGGCTGTCAGGCCCGCGCCCTTGCTGACGGGCAGCTTCTCGCCCCGTCCAACGCTTAGAGACACGCCTTTTTTAGCCATTCAAGCACCCATCCAACTGGTTACAGCCCCGCCACTATACCCGCTTGCGGTGCGAATGTGTGACTTTGGCTCACGATACTCTCGGCTGGCGACAGGATACGCAAACGTCAGCGCGATGGCGTCTGCTGCGTCCGGTGAGGCCAAACCACGGGCTTTCATGTCCTTTTTGGACTCTAGATAGATCGTACCACGCGAATCGGGCTTCATCTTAGGCGAAATCAGGTCACTTTTCAAGAACCTGTCGTTGGGCACGCTGGCTGTTTTTAACCAATCGCGCATATCACCCCACATTTCAGCCCGTTTGTTGCCGTACATAATGGGGTTTTTGGCCTTGTTGCCAAAGTTCACGCCCCTGACCTTGTACCGCTGCTCTTTTAGCCGGTCTACGACCCCCGCCCCTAACCCGCCCTCGTCGATGTTGACCAGCGACGGCTTAAACTCCTCAATCGCGTCGATGACGTGCCCAACCACCGTCATGGTGTCGTCGCCCCGGTGCCGTATCAGCTTAACGATGTCGCGCCCCTGCCGCACGGCGATGACCGTAGCGTCTGCCCCGAACCGCGCCGGGTCTACGCCGATCACAATCGGCGCTGACTGGTCCATATGCTTGGTTCGTTTCATCGCCTCATCGACCACGCCGATGCTGATGAACTGATCGTCGCCCTCGTTCGGGAACTGACCGTACACCTCGACGTGCGCTTGTGAGGAGTCCGGCCCATACTCAGCAATGATCTGCTCATACACCTGCTTATCGGTGCCCTCGACCGTCCTGGCATCTACAATCTTCGACGCCCAAAACTCCCGTTTGCTGTTAAACGCCTCGTAGAAGTACCCGGTGTTGCGGCGCGGGTTAGAAAACGCCAGCCAGAAGCGGTTTGGCGTGTTCTCTGTAAAGAATCCGCTGGTCACCGCCCAGATAGCGTCGTCAATACCACTGGCCTCGTCAAATATCACCATGACGCCATCGAAGTTGTGCACGCCAGCGTAGGCGTCCGGGTTCTCGGCCGACCACAGCCGCCCCTCCACGCCCCAGTACCTAGTGCCCTTCTTCAGATCGCGCTCGACCAGCTCCGTCAGCCATTTAGCCGGCATCAGCCTAGTGGCTGATACCTCAAACCAATGGCTGTTAATCGACATCGCCAGCCACTTAGTCAACTCGGCCCAAGTGATACTTCTGAGCTGCGACTCACTGTTGGCCGATATGATGGTCGTCGAGCCGATGCGCGTGGACAGCATCCAGTCTGTGATCCAAGACACTAAGGCCGACTTGCCGATACCCCGGCCTGAACTGACCGCCAGGCGCAGCACGTCGAAGTCCAGCTTGCCGCCGTTCTTCTTGATGTGCTCGGCCATAGTCGCGAGCACCTCGCGCTGCCACTTGCGCGGGCCAGTGAAGTGCTCCAGTGGCGTGCCCTTGACGCCCCACGGATACGCAAACATTACAAACGCCAACGGGTTGTCCTTGATCGCCGGGCTCCATAGCCGAGCCATCAGCTCCTGCTCATCCTGCGCGCTGTAACGTGTGGTCTGCATGTTGTAGCACTTGGCTTGGGTTGTTCTCGATTACGTCGATAACGCGTCGCTCGGCCTCTTGTAGCGCCGCTGTGATGCTGATCGACTGATTCACATCTACTGTGATGGCCTGCTTGGCTACCCAGCCGTGGACGTTCTGAAGGATCGCCAGCGCCGCCTTGGCGTCGCCCTGCGCCGCAGCATCGTGCAGCAGGTGGCTCATCTCCAGCTCGCCCTCGGCGCGGCCCTTGAGTTCAGCGTACTCCGCGATCTCGTCAAACTGCTTGAGCCTGGCGTACTCCTTGGGCAACATGCCTGCGGCCAGCGCCAGGTTGTCGCCTTTGAGGCCGAGCTTGGCAGCCTTGTAGATGCGATGCAGCCGGTCCTCAGTCGCTTGCAACTGACGCGGCTCATATGGCAGGGTCTCGAACATAGGCCGAATATAGCACTTTTGCAAAAAATAAAAAAGTTTGAGCAGTCCCTCCGCTGCCGTGACCGGCCAGCCCCCGGCCCCCTCCCCCCCCCGTTTTTGGCCGGCAGCACCTGGCCGCGCGCCGCCTGGGCGACGGCCGTGGGTCATGTGGACAATGTGGACCATGGCCCGACAGTCGCAAGGCTTGCGTGCTACGTGGCTGCGCGCCTGGAGCGTGGACAATGTGGACCATGGCCGGGCAGATGCATGGCCTGCGTGACGTGGACCAAGGGCGTGGGGTTTGTGGACAATGTGGACATGTGGACAATCGATTTCAAGTCGGTCAACCCCCTTTGGGGCGCGGGCTGACGGCGCGGCCCATTGTGACTACTGTATATCCATACAGTATATTTTTTATCTCTCTCTAGACTTATAAACTAATAGTCCACATTGTCCACATAACCCATTTCCCCCAATGGCGCGACGTGGACAATGCCACGTCAAAAACGCTATCCACGCCTTGCCCACCATTGTCCACACTTAGGGTTTGTCCCTAGTTGACAGAATAAAAGATTCCCTTACACTACAGCCATCGCAACAACGCGATGCACACCAGGAGCGCAACATGATGATCGTTTTGTTTGATATGGCCGGAGGCCACATCGCCCAAGCCCCGATTACCACTGACAAGCACGGCTACCTGCACGTTAGCCATCCGAACCCGACCCTCGCCTTTGCTTTCGACTGCGCGTTGTACGGCTATCAAGAGGGCGGCGTTAGCACCGACACAATTGATGAGGACGGCGACGGCGAGCCGTATATTCGTTGGGTTGTGGAGGCTTGAACATGCTCGACTATATCTTTGTCTTTGACGACGGCGAGCGCATCGTAGCTGAGCACATCGACGAGTCCGGGCTCGTGGTGTGGTCTGAGGCTTACGACACGATAGAAGACGTCCGCACCGCCTACGCCGACCACGCGGCCGCAGGCAAGTATCAAGAGTCAACCATTTAATCTGGAGCACGCAACATGAAACACTCAATCGGCTACGCCTACCCTACGTCAGACTACGCCGAGAAACTCGGCACGCACGGCGTCTATGTCGAGCTTGGCACCAAGCTCCTGCCGATGGCGTCCTATGCTGACGCTATCACCCACGTCCAGACCCTCGGCACCGAGCCCGACCGTTGGTCAATCGACCACCCTGCCAATGCATCCTATCTCGCCTACGCGCAGCGCCTGCAAGCCCACCACAATCGCCAAGGAGCCTAAACCATGACCGACAAAACCTACAACGGCTGGACCAACTACGCGACGTGGAGGGTCCACCTCGAAATATTCGACAGCCTGCCCCTTGAGGACTTCAGCGACGTGTACGACGTCGACTACTTGGCCGACGCATGTCAGGAGCGCGCGGAGTACTACGTCGAGTGCTCGTCCGAGCCCGGCCTTGCTCGCGACTACGCCCTCGCCTTCATGTCCGACGTCAATTGGCGCGAGATCGCGCAGCACATGCTTGAGGAGGCCGCAGAATGAGACAGCACTACACCCCCGAACCCGAGCGCCGGCCCATTTTTCCGCGCGACTTTCTCGCCGCGCTCATCTTCGCCGCGCTGATCGGCGCGCCCTTTGTCCTTTATTTTTGGAGCATGACGCCATGATCACCATCACCCACGAAAAAGCCACGTTTACAGTCAAACCCGAAAACGCCGAACCGACGCGCGAGCTGCTGGCGCTGATCGACAAGTCAAAAGGGCGCAAGGGGCGCAAACTGCCCAAGGATAAGGGTCACGTTAAGCATGACAGTAGCAAGCGCCATTTCCCGGCGTTTGCGGCCGGAATGAGCACGTCGGACTACGTCGCACGCTACGCGGCCTTGAACAGCCATTTAAGCCTTGCCAAGGTGAACTATAAGCACGCCGATCGGCCGGCGGCTATGTATGACCCAACGCAGCCGGAAGTGGTGGAGTTGCCATGCGAACAATAGCCTACCTACACCGCCACGGCGACATCGAGTTAGATTGCGAGCTGGAGTTTGAGCCGGGCCAGACGGCCAGCGAGATCGACCCACCCTATCCACCGGTGGCCTACCTGATCGCGGCTAAGGTGGGCGGCGTCGATATCTTGCCCCTGTTGGGCAATGACCTGATCGGCCAGATCGAGGAAGGCGCGATATGGTCGCAGGATTGATTGCGGTTACACTAGTGGCGCTGCTAGTGGTCT